TGCAAGTGGTCAGGCGGCCTTGTTCCGTTAGGCTATAAGCTGGATGCAGATCATCACCTGGTCATTGATGAAGCCGGAGCGCAGATAGTCAGGCGGATTTATCAGATGGTGCTGGATGGCCGCACGCCTACCGGAATCATCAATGAGCTGAATGCCGCCAACTGCCGCACATCAACCGGCCGCCCCTTTGGGAGAAGCAGTCTAACTACCATTCTTCGGAATGAAAAGTATATTGGCACTTATACCTGGAACCACATCCGGAAAGAGAACGCTATTCCTGCAATCATTGACAGAAAGACCTTCGAAGCCGTACAGAAGACCTTGCAGTACAGGAAGAATAATCATGTGAAAGTATGCAGTGAAAATTTCCTTCTAACCGGAAAACTTTTCTGCGGCCAGTGTGGTTCTAACATGGTCGGCACATCCGGCACGTCGAAGTACAAAAATACCTATTACTACTATGCCTGCACGAAGCACCTGAAGAAAGACGGATGCACAGCCAGGAACATCAGAGCCGATAAACTGGAAGAGCTTGTTTGCTCTGTTACCACCAGAATCTTGTCCAGTAAGGAAGCTGTGCATGCAATCGCCCGGCAGGCAGTCGAAGCGCAGAAGAAGCAAAAAGAATCCCTGACCGTTCAATCTCTGAAGAATCAGGCGGCAGAGATAAATAAAAAGCTTAAAAATTGCGTGCAGGCGGTCGAGAGCGGCCTTATCTCCGTCACCATAACAAATCATATTAAAGAGTATGAGAAACGCCTCACAGAGCTAAATGAGGCCATTTCTCGCGAAGAATTATTATCCGGTAAGTCAAAGCTGACGGAAAAGCATATTGAATTTTTCTTTTACTCAATCGCCCAGAAAATAAAAACAGCGGACAAGTACAAGAGCATCCTGCTCTCATCGCTCGTCCGCTGCGTGATAGTCTATGATGACTACATTGAAATTCAGTATAATTACAAAAACGAACTCCCACTCCTGCAGAATCCTGTAAGAGTAAAGAGTTCGAATTTGAATGGTATGGTGAACCGTAAGCGCCCACATCAGAACATATTTGTATATCCGGATTATGTTTCTGTGTTTGTCAGTAGAGCAGTATAGAAAAAGCGTGGATCAGAGTAGATGTACCCTGGTCCACGCTTTTATTATGCTTTCTCTTCAGTGCTAGATTCCGATTCTGTTGGAATAGTTTTGTAGATATGGCTCTTTTTATTTTGCTATGGCCGCAGCAGCACAGATGGCGGCAATAGAAATCCACAGATTCCTCTGCCTGGTCTTAATTCTGATTTTCCGTTTTGCCTCGTTCTCGTACTCGCTGAAGGATTTCCTTGCTTCCGCTAATGAGGTCTGCGTCTCTTCGTTCAATGCTCTGGATTTCTCCAGCTGCTCGTTGACTATCTGAAGCTGCTTCTGCTGCTCTGTCAATAGACTTTGTTTCTTCTCGCTGTCCGCTTTCAGCTCGGTCAAGTTGCTCTGTAACTGATTGAGCTCCCCTTCTGAGATCTGATACATCGCTTCGGCCTGCACAGAGGAACCACACAAGGCCGGCAAGAAGCACAACGCAAGCAAGAGCAGCAGCACACAGCTTCTGTTTTTTATCTTCCACAATTTCGAGCCTCCCTAGTACCAAACTGACATATCATAAGTGTTCCCGTCTATAATGTAACTGTCTGTGCACTGCCACCCTGCAAGTCTATTGTCAGGGTAATAATCCAGGAAGTCGCATTTTTCGGCATACTGAGCGCACCAGTACGGCACATAGTCTGCCAGATCATTAACATTGATGCAGTCTGTCAATGTTGATAGACTCGCATAGATTCCAGCGCTATAGCCGGCGGCGTTGCATGCAGAGATAAACACACTGCAAACTGCGGTCACATCATCGGAATCCTGCCCAATTACCTCGGGAGCTTCCACGTCAAACCATATTCCTAAGTCTGGTGCTCCGTATCCTAAAGTTTCCAGCGCGCCAATTACTACCTGAGCTTCCTCCTCCGCCCGTTCTGTCGTTTGCGCATGAGAGAAACAATAGACGCCCCACGGGATCCCACGAGCAGCGGCTCCCGCAATATTCTTTGCAAACAGTTCGCTAAGAGTACGGCCCTCTGAAATTTTCATGATTACACCGCCAATGCCGTGGTCAATGAAACGGGACCAGTCGACATTTTCATTCCAGTCTGATAAATCGATAACATTCATCTTTACGCCCTCTTTCTTTTGATTAACCCGACTAAATCATGCACGGCGGATACACCTGCATCGTCAAGATTCTCGATGATACTGAGTAGTTCCGTTGATGCCAGGTATGCAATGACTATCTGACTAAAGTTAAGATGGCCAATCATGAAATCAACCAGCGCCGCCGCAATGACCGTCAAGATGTAAACAATCATTTTTCCAATGAACTGCGTCTTCATCTCATGCGAGTTGATAATCCGCTGCCTATGCGCTTCCGGGATCGCTTTAATCGAATCAAGCAACGACGGGTCATTGTCTCCACGTGCTCTCATCATTCCATAAGACAGTGCAATGAATTTAGCAAATAAATCGAGTGCAACGAGCAAAGAAAAAGCCGTAAGCAGGGCGGCATGCCGTGCAACGATTAAGAGCACTGCCCCACCAACAAGTTTGACCGGCCATCCGATTGTAATGTTACATATTGATTTATACGCATATCCGTAAATCTGCCCGAAGATATCCATCAAGTCCCACCCTCACTAGCTTTAACTTTTTCGGCATCTGCCTTCTTAGCTTCAGCCATGGCGTCAATGATGGCGTTGTGCGGGCATTCGTCCCACGGACAGCGGCCATCATCGTTCAAAAAGTTCCCACAGTATTCGCAAAATTCCATGATTTAACCCTCCTATGCGTTTTTAATCTCAACCGCCATATTGGCGAGTGTGGTTTTATACTGGCTGTCAATTTTAGAGGTATCAGCGCCCATCATAGCCGCTTTTAACCTTGCTTCTACAAGGTTGTCCAAAGTCGGCTGGTACTTCGCTTTGATGGTAGCAATAGCAGAGGCTTTCTTTTCCTCTGCTGTGGGTTCCGGTGCAACGTAAGGTGCAAATGTACCATCGCTCTGTTTGCAATATTCTTTTTTATCGTCATTATTACCAAGCAGATTCAGGTAATCAGCAGTATCTACAAAAACAAAGCCCTGGTCAAGCATGTCCTGTACTTTAACACTGCCGTCTTTCACAGCGCCATCAGGCTGTACGAAATAATGAACACCGTCGGCATATGTGGTGCCACGCCGGCCATCGGCATTAAACTTGATTAAATAGTCCTTCATTTTTTACCTCCTAATTTATTTACGAAAGGATGATTTGATTGAGAAAACCGAACGGATACGGAAGCATCAAACGGCTGTCAGGCAATCGGAGGCGGCCGTTTGTTTTTGTAGTAAGCGATGCCGGGAGGCAGCGCCCTGTCAAATACTTTGCGACGCAGATAGAAGCGGAAATTTTCGCAGCTGACTACAATAAACTTCATTTCCATCGCTCCCTTCCAGGTCATCAGATAACACTTGCTGAGCTGTACCACAGATGGCTTCCTGCCCATACTGCCAACACCGCACCATCGCAGTCTACCCTCGACAGTTATTCCAATTCATTCAAGCATCTGGCCCAACTTCACTATGAGCCGGTGCAGAATCTGAAATATATGGACTACCAGCGAGTCCTTGATGGCATGCGAAAGAGCGGGCTATCTTATTCATCACTGAAGAAAGTCCGCTCTTTGGTTTCTCTACTGGAAAAATATGCAAATAAAATAGAACTCACAAATAAAAGCTATGCTCCACTATTATCCATAGGCAAGAATAAAGCCATCCGTCCACACAAACCATTTAGCCGCCAGAAAATCAATAGACTTTGGCAGCACGTTGGTGAGCCCGGAGTCGATACGGTGCTTATCCTACTTTACACCGGAATGCGTGTCGGTGAAATGCTGCACCTCCAAAAGTCAGATGTAAACCTCCGGCAGGGATACGTCCGGATTACCAAAAGCAAGACTGTATCCGGCATTAGAACCATCCCTATCCATCATCGGATTTCTCCGCTTATCGCAAGCCGTATAAAATCCGCCGGCGTGTATCTGATTGCGGATGCCGGAGGCAAGCCATACGATTACAGTCGGTATTGTTTGCTCTGGCGTGCAGTAATGCACTCCATCAAGGCTGACGGGCACACTACTCATGACTGCCGGCACACTGTAGCAACACTGCTTGATAACGCAGGATCCAACGAAACTGCAAAAAGGCGTATCTTGGGTCATGCTGGCGGTGATGTCACAGAACGTGTCTATACGCACAAAGGGCTTCGCCAGCTTCGAAAATGCATAGAACTGCTAAAGTAGTGTTACTAGTACGCTACTCAATCAATTTCATACATTACCAGATTATCTGCATTATCCGTAGCTTACCAGTTGTTACTATTGATACTGTATAAAGCCGTCAGATTGTCGGATATTTACTCTTTTATATTTGTAGATATCAGATAATCTGGCTGTTTTTCTGGATGTCTGATTTTCAAAAAATCATGAATACTCTGCTTGTTTTCCCTTTCTGCTGCATGTTTGTAATCGTTCCTCTACAGTGGGGAAGCGTGTCGATTCCAGCAAGCAACAAAGATCGAGAAGAAATAGTTGTGCCTTTCCCAATTACTGTAAATAAGGTTGTAAATGTACAGAGCTCTTGCAGGTCACCTGTCGGTATCACTCGAGCTGGTGAAGAAACACAATCTACCATTACAATTGTACGAAGTGGTGCATGGACAGCAGGATCTATTACCGTAGACTGGCAAGTTATCTGCAAATAAACAGTGGGGACATGCAATGACTAAGGATGAATATTACCGTAGAGCTAATTTCCCAATTGCTTTTCCTAAAGAAGTCTTTATGGCCCTTGCAACGATGGGAGCAATAGGAAATGATGCAACCGTATATGGGTGTGTATGGAATTACGAAGAAACTACTAGAACAACCGTGCAATTTAGAACTACAGATTTATTGGGATCCCCATGGTTTCTTGCGGTTGGAAAGTAACAGTGGGGAACATGGATGGAGTCAGATTCCGCCAAAAGCATGACAGTCAAGCTGCCTATTTCCGCAAGAATCTACCAAGTTTTTCTTACCGATTCGAGCCTGGAGGGAAATTCGGAGTTCAATTTTACTATGTGCTGGGACCGAGACCACGTGGGGACTAATGTTTCGTCATTTAATGTCAAAAGCACTAATCCCCCGTCCTCATTTTCATGGTTTTTTGTTGGTAGGGAAAATTAAAAACCTATGCCAATCCATCGCCCATATACATTTTATCTGCCGATTATTATTAGCCGGCCACTCCCCGCATACCCTACCCCAGAGCGATAGACATTAGCATGTTGATTATCTAGCGGCGTAACCCCAAACCCTTGCGCACCTCCGCCCGTATCTGAGGCGGCAGCACTAATAAATTCATTTGGAAATGCAATTGGGTATATAAAAGCAGTCGATTTTACATTACTTTCCATCGATACAGTTCCCCACTGTATAATTAAGCCGCCGAAATTTTTGCCGAAACTGATATAACCATTTGGAGCCATCAATCCAATGATACCCAGTTTTGTATTTGTAAATTTCTCACCATTCCATGTTACATCACTGCCACTTGCAAGGTTAGACACCAATGTGGCAAGGGAAGCCAGCGTTGTAGATGGTTCAGCTTTCCAGTCACCAGCTCCGGTAGCCGCTTTAATTCGGTTTGCCAGCTGAGACAGCTGATTTCTAATTGTTCCACTGTCAGAAGTAGGCACCAGCGTATCATCAATAGCGGCGCGATCAATCCCTTTGATTTCGTTATCCAGAGTATCCATGTTCGCGTTAATGTCTGCGATATCTGCAGCATCGGAGTAGTCCGGTTTAATCAGATTGAGGTAAGTTGTTCTTGTAGCCATTTCTGATCCTCCTATTAGTCAACATCTTAGTCAACATCTTTAATCAAGGTTTCTTTCCACGTCCTGGTCTTCATGTATGACCAGTTATGCCGGAGTGCATAGTTATCAGACCATATCATTCCTGCTTCTGTTGTCCACGTCTTTTCTTTTACATTGGACCAGAACAGCGGATAGTAATAGTCCCGCCAGACGTTATAGTCATAGCGGAACTTGTAATCAATGTGTGCTGGTTTGATGCGGTCTACAGAAGCTACTAGGGCATCCGTATAAGGAGCCGGTTCCATGTAATGACGGAAAGCATACGTGATTGTAGCATCACCGTCATACTCAGCTGTGCAGTCTCCATTGTAGATTCCATCACAAATCTGCTGGATAGCCGGCATGGATACAAACTGCTTTGCCAGCCAGTTTATTTGAATATCACTCCGTCGCATGTCCAGCGTGGCATCTTTGGCCGGATGCAGTCCCAGATCCTTTTCCAAAACCTTGCAGCCATCTTCATCCAGCTTGTCAAAGAACAGGTTGTAGTAGTCCTGCATCAGTTTCCCATCAACGCCGCTCATGTCAGCATCCATGGCATCATACAGGGCCTTCACCCATTTGTCTTTGCTGTACCAGGCATGGAGAGCCCGGAGCATGGTATCAGTCAGCATAGGTCACACCACCCAACACGGCCACAGATTCCTTCGGAATGACGATATTTGATGTCCCGCCGTTCACCTGCAGGTCTGCATAGTCAAGGACGCCCGTGGTTCCAATGATGGCCGCACCAATCCGGGCATAGCTGATATAGTCCGTGGCGCTGTCCACGGCAGCAAATGCCTGAGAGCTGATGTAGGCATCAATAGCACTAGTCACATTTTTCTTGATGGTTTCCAGATCTTCGGAGGAAGATACAGAGACCGATACAGAGACCGATACAGAGACCGATACAGAGACCGTATCTGCGGCCTTGACCGTACAAACAGCCCCGACAGGTGCCTGGCCTTCTCCGTAGCCCGTCTTGCCAGGATCGATATAATCCTGGACAGCTTTTACAAGGCTGTCAGAAGCCGGCTTATTGTCGTTCCCGATGATGACCACCTTCACGGTATTCCGGCCATTCCAGCAGGGGAACACGCGGGCATTCCCTACACCGTCAACGGCTTTTGCCCAGGCAATGTAGTGATATTTGTTCCCGCAGGTTGCCGGGATCTGTAGCTTCTCATAGTACCGCTTTCGGAATTCATCGTCTGTCTCTTCGACATAGCCGCCTTCCGCCGGATCCGGATTGGTCACAGAGCCAATGCCGTTGATGGTCACAGGAATCTGGGTGATGGTATCCGCAGCCACATTCCCGCTGGTTCCTGCGACAACAGCCTGGACATTGAAGGTATCACCCTGGGAAACAGTCTTTGTCTCCGTAGATCCAAACTGAATGCGGTCAACGGTTTCAAACAGGTCCCCGGCTACAATCCGGCCACTGCCGGAAACAATCTTCATGACAGCTTTCGCTTTCACGGCACTGTTCCGGGTCAGCCCCACGCGCTGGGCACACCATGCATCCAGCTCAGAGCCTTCCAGGTTGTCCACGTTCTGCTTTTCTTCTACCAGGAAGGCTTTCTCCCACAGCTGATACTGCCCAAAAGCTACGCCGCGGGTAATGTCATAAGTGGGGAAGCCTTCTGTTTTCTGGTAGTCATCCGGAACTCCCTGGAGAATTGTATTGTGAATCTGGTTAATCGTATACATTTTCTGAAATCACCACCTCTACACCATCATTCATGACTGCTGTGAAGCTAAATACACCGGATTCACCTGAGAACGTCCAGTCCTTTGTTTCTTTGATTACCGGACAGGTTTTCAGTAAATCATCAGAAATCTGCTGCTTAATCGTAGCAATGGCTACGGATCTGGGCAGCCGATAGCCTACAAGACCATCAGTATCAACTCCAAAATATTTATCATAAATGGCATACTTGTTTTTGATAGTGTTGATGAACAGCCGGATATGCTGCTCGATGCTTTCTGTCAGCGTGCATTCACGGTTAAATCCGGAGTTAATCACGAATTCTTTTTTCTTATAATCAAAATATGGGCTCCGGCCTAAAGTCGTTACCCCTGTTGTCGCCGCGGATGTGCTGCTGTTTGCATCGGTTGTAGAAACAGCGGCGGTCAAATCGTTCAGATCAATATCGGAGGGAAACATAAATCACACCTCCTACACGATGATATCCACAATAAAGAAGCGCTGGTTGTCCGCTGTTGGAGCTACCATCACTTTATTTCCAGGCTCCCAGTCATCAATCGGATGCAGTGTGACATGGCCTGTGGCCGTGTTAGATGTGGAATAGCTGCTTCCACTGTGCTTATAGCCGCCGGTGCAGCTACCGGTTGTCAGACTGCCGCTCTGGCTTTCAGAATCAATCGTGAAATCACTGGCTCTCTGCAGGATGTGCCGGCAGATGTAGCCATTTTTCTTGTCGATGATGTAGGCACCATTCTGTATGGAAACCTTCCAGTCATCACCGGCCTGAAGAATCAGGCCGATGCAGTTGCTGATAGGTCTTGGATTGTCTCTCTTTTTAAACTGATTGGCCATTTCCTGTGCCCATGTGTCAGCCATTTACACCGCTCCTTCCTCATTGTCCTTCGTTGACTGGATTTCTAACGTCATAAAATGATTGATGTTGTCATAGGTATGACTGGCAGAAATTACCAGGAAGCCACCAACAAGGCCCAGCTCTTCACTGTTGAACGTGAGAACCCTTCCGGATCGCACGTCATCAGAACCAAAGAGCTTCAGGCGCTTGCTGATTTTCTTCCGGCAGAGCTCTTTCAGCTTCTTGTCGGCAATGTTCTGTGCATCGTCTTTCTGCTTGTCAGTGACCTTTTCATAATGGACGATTTCGCCATACACTTTAGCCGCATCAGCGTTTTCTGCAGTCGCAACAACGTACTCATCCTTTTCATTTCCGGATGTGACAACAACCTTGGTAACGATGTCTTTCACACTGCTGTCTGCCTGGTAGTCTCCAATAACGCCAGTAATATCAAAAGGCTGTTCATTCGGAGCCAGCTGATAGATAGCAGTAATCTTCAGGTCATCCCGCTTTGTGATATATAGCTTATCTATCCGGACTTCCATCCGGTATTCAATTCCGGAGGAATCTGTTTCCTGAGCAATGATATCCTTCAGCGCTTTGGAAACTTCATCTCCGTTATAGACCTTGTTGATGACCGTATTCATTTCTGCTATTTCTCCGATTTCAATGCCCTTCTGGTCACAGATCCTTCGAATAGCATCAGATGCAGTACAGTCCACCAGCTGCACAAATACCTTGTCTTTATTCAGAAACCATGCGTAATCATATGCTTTGTATTTGTACTTTGACAGCCCTTCCCTTGATTCTTCTTCAATGATTCCGGTATAGACTGCCTTACCGTTGTTTTCGAAGCAGATTTTCCCGCCGAACTCCAACCGTTTCCCCTGGTAATTGACGTCAAGCGGATTATCAATCAGGTCGAAATCAAATTCTTCACCTAACTGGTCAATCTGGTCTCCACGGGTATAGTTGCTTGTGATGCCGGTAATATCTTTCGTTGTGCCATTGTAGGAGTAGGTCAGTTTGAAGTTATTCATTCAATCACTCCTTCAGATGCCTGGCTGGCTGCAATATTTACCGGCGGCTTCTTGTACTCACGGAAATCAATCTGGAATTTGATATCGTTGTTCTTTTCCTGATGGTATACGAAATTGTCGATAGTGCAGAGCATATCCAGCTTTACCGCTCCGAATGTTTCAACGAACATCAAGCGGAACACCACGCCATAGCGGCGATATTTCTCAATCCAGTTCACATACTCCCACCCATTTTTGTAACTGGCCTGTGCACGGATGAATGGATAGTTCTTATTAACAGGGAAGATGCTGGAGAATGATAATGTTCGAAGCTTAGGAGCACCAATTACATTAATGTCACCGGTCACGGCTTCAAAGGTGTCATTATCCTGTGGGCTGTTCATATCCGGAAAATCGCCTGGAACAACAGGGAAGACAATGCTGTCTGTGGTGTTATCCACCTTCAGCACAATATTGATGCGGGATTTCAGCGCGGAGGTCAAATCACTGTATGAAGAGCCCGTATACTGAAGCAGTATATCAGTCAGTAAGCTCATTTTCCCACCTCCTAGCTGTTCCTCAATGCGTCACGGACTTTGGCCGCGATATATTCACCGGTCTGTCTCATGTAGTCCTGGTTTCCAATCACATTGCCCTGGACAGATAGATTTACTGTTACGCCGCCACCACTTCCACCATTGTTGATTAGCTGCAGCAGTTCCCGGTGCGGCATGATCTGGCTTCCGGATGGAAGTGTAATCAGCTCGCCTCCATTTTCATTAACCATGGTAGGCCCGCCACGGAAGTAAGTGGTGCCCAAGGCATTATTGTCTTCACTTTCACCGCCACCAGTGTCCCCGCCACCGCCAAAGGAAGGAAGGTGTATAGAGCTTACCTTGCTGGCGATTTTATCCACCAAGCCGATGATGAAATTAAGTGGAGCGGCCGCAATACTTGCCAGTGTGTCAAAGATTCCCTGGAAGATGTTCACCACATTCTGCCAGGCTCCCTGCCAGTTTCCGGTAAACACATTCACAATGAAACCGATGAGATTAGACAGCACATTGACTACATTTGTCAGTACGCCGCCTATTACATCCACAGCCATTTCTACTACAGAAGAAATAATTGCAAACTGGACTTCAAAAACAGGTGCCAGGAAACCGGCAACAAGCTCTCCCAAGGCCAGCAGCTGAGATGCCAGATCATTCACTGCATTCCTAAAAGGCTCAGACTGTGTATAAAGTGTGTAGAATGCTACAGCCAACACGCCGATAGCGGCCGCAACTAATCCTATCGGATTCAAGAGTGCGGCGAATTGGACAACGCCGCCGGCAAGCTGGATGCCGTTCAGCAGTGTCCTCAGCATCTGAATTTTACTGATGACGCCGCTAATCACATTGAACGCTGCGAATCCTGTCGCTATGCCGGCAATGACCGGAGCAACAGTTTTGGCGATGCCAATGAAATCCTGAATGTGCTGAACAAGAAAGCTGATTCCATTACCAACACTTTCAATGATTCCTGGCAACGCCGCCGCAAGGTTATTAGCGAATTCCTGAATAGCCGGCAGTGCTTCATCCACCTTTACTACAAGCTGGTCCATGATCGGAGCCAGGGCATTTCCTAATGGTGTAATCATTCCTGCAAAGGCAGTCATGATGCCTGTACGAACCTTGTTCAGCCGTTTACCGACTTCTTCCTGCATGTCGCCGTAGTCATTCATGATGGCCGCGGCTTTGCCTGCATCTGTCTTTCTCATGGCCTCATTGACGCCGCCGACGTTCTGGGCAAGGACTTCTGCAATCATGGCGGCGCGTTCATCGGCCGTGCCGGTCTTAATGATGCCCTCCTGGTAATCATCCAGGGAGATGCCTACACGCTGAAGTGCGCCAACATTGCCCATCATGACTTTACCAATCATGTTGGCCACGTTCACCGCATCTTCCTGCGTGGCGTTTAGGCCTTTCTGATTGACCAGCAAATCAAGCATTCCGGAAGAAACGGTCTTTATCTGGTCTTCCGTCATCTGGAAAGTTCCCAGCTGTGCCATGCCAGCAAGGGTAACTTCATCGCCAACAACGCCGACAGTCTGCAATTGGGATGCATATTCTCCCAGAGACTTAGCCGCCCGTTCAGCCGCTCCGGCACCTTGCTCCTGAATAGCTCTGACATCTCCCAGAATCGTTACCAGTTTGGTCTCAGCGGCCACTTGAGCATTGGCCTTCTCTATGGCTTCATCAGCAAAGTTTTTGGCGCCTGCTATGGCAAGTCCAGTGCCAATGGCCGCAATACCCATACCGATTTTAGCCACGGATCCGGCAAGTGACAGGAACTTTTCGTTCGCACCACCGGCAAATTTATTGACCATATTCTGGGCATTTTTAATCTGCCTGGTAGCCTGTTTAGTTTCACCGGCCACCTTTTTAAGCGGCTGTGAAAACTTATCTACCAGTGTCAGAAGAACGTTGATGCCTCTTGCCATGCCTTACCCTCCTTTCCCGTTGGTTATTCTCTCTTGCTCTTCAGCCATCAAGTCCACATGGAGCTGATAGAAAATCCATTCCATGGGAGTGAGAGATTCAAGCTCATGAATGCTGTGGCCACGTTCGATGTAGTAACGAATTACAAGCAGCTCGTGGTCACGCTTCATCAGTTTTTTATTTCAGCAACTTCACTTTCCGCGCCTACATAGAATTTTTCAATGATTGCCTGAGCAAAGTCTACAATGGCTTCAATGTTATCCCCAAAAACCGCGGGAACCACATCATATGGTTCAGCAAGCCCGTTTCTAAGCTTTTCATCATGCAGCATTGGTACGGATTCGTAGATAATCTTGACTGCTCCTTCAAAACTTTCCCTTGTGGATGTCTTGCCATTGATGACATTGAGATCATCAAACATATCAATGACTTTATCAATTGGGAGTTTCTGCACCATGAAAGTCAGACCGATTTTGCTTTCAATAGGGAAGAAGGCATTCCTATCGTTCTCACTCTTTATTTTTCGCTTCAGAAGCTCTTCAAGAGTTGCTTTTTTAGATTCCATATCTGGCTAATCCTCCAAAAATTAGTGCAAGGCGGGTTTTCGCCCGCCTTGTTGTTAATTAAAGTCATCGATGGTATCAGTCGGTACATAGCCGCCAGCGCGGAAAGGAATAGATTCTTCACCGACTTTTGCGTTTTCGAAGCTTGCCATGCCTACTTCATCAAAAGTGACGTTGGACAGCTTCACACGTTCCATGCCGGTTACGGATGAATCAGAAACCTTAGCCACCATATTGATGTCAGGCATGTCCATGGACAGAACTGCATCTTTCATCAGCTTCAGCACATAGGAATCAACCTTGTGCAGTACCATAGTACCTTCGATAGAGGCACCTGTATAGCGGCGCTGCTGGATGGGGTTCCCGTTCTCATCGATGTCTTCATAATTCAGTTTCAGCTTGCATTCAAAGCTTTTGACATTGGCCAGAAGTTTGTCATTCATCCAAAGTCGGCCATTAGTGCCGCGGATGATTTTATTTGTTACACCTTTATCCATTTATGCCACCTCCTTATTCCATAGTAATGACGAATTTCAGATCTTCGATAGCATCCAGAATCTTGACCGTGGCAGCCAGGAAGACTGTGGTCTTGAATGCCATGCTTCTTACTTTATCGTTAGTCCAGTCAGTTGCAGCAGTCTTACCAACAGCCAGCCAGGCATTCCTCTGGGCTTCTACATCAATGTAGGCTTCATTGCCTGTGGTATCTGCATCATCGTTGCCGGTATAATCCGGATCCAGAATTTCTTCCTTTTCCAGTTCCTTGAAATAAGCATCAACCGCGTCAATGAAGAGCTTTTGGTTAGACAGATAATTCTTGTATTTGCCCTGGTATTTCTGCTTGAAGGTGGTAGCGATATCTTCAATGATCAGGTTCATGGATTCCACAATGATGATGTGGCTCATGTCTTCCGTATCAGTGGAAGTGAATGTGGTAAGGCTGTTGACGCCTCTTGCAATCTTGACTTCATCGTCATCCACATACAGGCAGAAGTAACCTTTATCAATCCAGCCGTCAAGGTCTGTATCATCTGTGGCCACATCCGCACAATCGGCCAGATCTTCCAGCACGTAGGAAGTACAGGACCGATTCATTGGCAGATTAGCCAGAATAGCACACAGACGCGGCAGATATTCATTCATGGCCACGGAAACATTGCTCTTGGTGCCATCGCTGGCAGTCTGAATTTCAGTAACCGTAGCATTTTTTACGTTGATTACATACTTGGAATCAGCAGTAGTCGCATCGTAGACAATGCAAACTGTATGCTTCATCATGCCTTTGGTGGTGGCATTGTAGTCTACAACGTAGCTTGCAAGAGCCTGCTGGCTTGCGGCATCAGTGGTGCAGACGTAGTTGTATTTGATTTTATCAAGTACCTTCAGCGCATCCTTGAAATCCCCTGCAGTAGGAAGAGAAATGACTACAACCTTATTCACCGCAACCAGGAAGCACCGTTCAAGGATTTTCAGGTTGGCTTCGGTATAGCTCTTAGAATCAAGATCCATACTGGATCTGTAGGTTTTTTTCGTGATGTCCGTTTCACTCAGCGTATCATCTTTGATGATGATAGCCGCAATACCGCGCTCAGAACGCTTAATTGCAGAAACGGCCAGCTGCTTGAACACAACTTCAATTGTTGGCAGTCCCATCTAATTTACTCCTTTCACAATTCATCTACTTTATAGGTTTTATCTTCTTCCTCATCGGATTCAGAAGAATCTTCAGTAGAAGAACGGCCCGTATCTGTAGATGGTACAGCAGATGGTTTGAATTCCAGGCTGTCGATGATTTCTGCATCCGGCAGACGGTCATCATCCTGTACAAGGTCCACAGTAAATGCAATCTGTAAAACCTTGTCGGCCTGATTGATGTCGCTCCGGATCGTATCATCAGCTTGAATTACGAAACCATATTTTTCGGAATTTTCATCTGGATCCAGCCGTGTAGTGTCCTGCAGCAGCTGTATGATGGCATCCCGTTTCTTCAGTAAGTCAACGAAACCTTTGTAGGTGTCAGCCGCAAAGTAGTAAAGCCGGAAAGACAGCCCATCTTCATAATAGGTGCCTACACGGCCTGTATCGACGCCTTCCAGGTCAAGGAAAAAGCAGGGTCTTTTGAATCCTTCAGTGATGTCGGTATTCTGTACTGGAACATCAGGGAAAGCGCCCTGCAATATTTTGGTGAATCTGGCGATGACCTCCACCGGAGTAACTAAGCTCATAAGATTTCACCTTCCTGCAGCAGCTGGTCAACATATTCGTCAACCATCCCTTCATATTCTTCCCGGAAAGCTTTTTCTGTGTGGGCCATAGTGTGCCGTCCTTCAACCATCCTATTCGTCTTGATTGCATGTTTAGCACCTGGCGGATGCGCCCAAAGCACATGCCCATGCTCAAACAAGTGGGCATGAGGAGCTTTGTTTATGACACGTACGGAAAATTCATCTTTTCCATAGATGTAAGGCCGCCCACGGGAAAGGCCACGCACCAGATTCCCTGTTTTGGAATGTTTAATATCTGATTTGTAGGCGGCTCTTGCTCTTGTTCTCATCCGGTTTCCTGCCCTGCCCATGAAGTTCTTTGTCTTCCGTGGGAATCTCTCTTTTGCCGCTTCCAGGAAGTCATCACTCAACTTCGTGAGTTCATGCAAGTCAAAATGCATCTCAATCATTGAATAATCCCCTCCGTGAAAATCTCCAAACGCTCATGATTGGCGTATGGATCCAAAAGATAAATGATGTCGTACCGCTGGCCTCCGTATCTGATATACATATCAGTCGTGAGGTCAGAACGATAACGAATAATGAATTTATGCGTGACGCGGGTAAGAACCGTATCGGCCGCACGGCCATGGAGCATGGTGCCGGTTTGCGGAACAATGGCGGCATAGACAGTATCAATAAGCTTTTCAGCGATATCACGCTGGCCCAGCTCGTTCTCATCCCCCTGCTGTACAGGCTGATAGATTTCTATCTTCCGGTTCAGAATGGATGACAGGTTAGGTGCTGCTTTCCGATACATAGTCAATGCCTCCTTCCAGCCCTGTATAACTATGCTGGTCAAGGATGGATTTCACCGTAGGATTCACCTCTGCGTTAGTCACAGTGTACTGGCGCACGTCGAACATGTCGGCCACAAGAGCCATCACCGCCAGGGTAATGTCTTCATAATCATCCAGCTGTGCTTTCGTCAGTCCGGTGTAAGTCATGACGTAATGAATGGCAGCGGCAAGCATCGGTTCAAGCATCGTGGCGGCGCTGCCATCCGCACGAACGTATTCCTGCAGGAAATCAACGGTCAGTTCCGATACTTTCATACGTCACGCCTCCTTTGCAGCTTTCTCCTTTAGAGGCTTTTTCACTGCTTTGGTTTCCTCTGTCTTGGGTTCCTCTGGCTCATCCAGCTTGATAGCAAGACCGGCCTGGACAAGGTCCTTGCCGATCTTATCACTTACTGTTCGTTCTTCACCGGGATGCATGGTGACAGCCCCGGTGAAGCTAAGCAATGCCTTGATTTTCATGACAGGTCACCTCAAATTAAGCGGATTTCATGGTAAGTTTAGCAATCTTCTGTTCTTCCACAATCTTGCTGTCGATTTCAGTCCATGCAATGACACCAACAACGTGTTCTTCTGCATAGCGTTCCTTCAGCACCTGAACATTGATGTCTTCAGCCAGTTTTACATAGAGGCCGGAGTAATCACCGTAGAATACAGGAATAGCGCTGGCTGCAATATCCGGCATAGCGTCAGAGATGTATACAGGTCTGCCCAGAAGTTCCCAGGAGAATTCATTGGTGAGGTCACGACTCATCAAGTAATCACCTTCAGAGTTTTTCAGCTTGCGAATAGCCTTGAAGGTGTTGGTGTTCATGATCCATGCGCAATTGCTCTGGAATCTCTGTTTAACGCTCATCTGAAAGTCAATCAGTTCATCAGCAGTGATGGCAGTTGCAGCAGCGGAAGTAACGCTCTGGGTGCAGGATGCCAGACCGGTCATCTTGCCATCAGTGCCAACAAGCAGCTGTTTTTCAAGGAATTCTGCTACAGCTTCAGCAATCTTATTGACTACATAAGCAGTCAGGTCGAATTCAGTGTTGTTAATCAGGGAAACAGAAACCTTGGTGAGTGCACCAACAAGGTAGCCTTTCAGAGTGATACCGCTGAAAGTGCCGTTCTTAGAAGTCAGTGCAGTGAATTCTTCTGCATAGGAAGCAGTGGGGCCATTGGAATCATCAAATTTGGGGAATACAAGATCTCCTTTTACGTTGAACTTGGTAGCCAGTGCGTAGATTGGGCAGATATCTTTTACCAGTTCAATGATCTTTTTTGCAATGGTCTTAGGAATGACTGCACCGTTATCGGTTTTGGTCATGTCACCGGCAGCGCGGCATTCTTCCAGGTTGCCACGGATGTAGGCGGCAAAAGCACGTTCTTCGTTCTTTTCAGCCTTTTTTACAGCCGGTTCTTCCGGTTCCTGAGATTTATTGACGGACATTGCAGCCCTGATTTTTTCAATGGTTGCATCCAGTGCACGGATTTCTGCAGTAACCTGGTCAAATTCTTTATTTTCATCATCGTTCATGGCGCGGGTTTCATCTTCGGCCTTTTTAACGATTTCATTCAGCTTATCTACCAAAGCATTACGTTTTTCAATGAGTTTTTTCAGATTCATGATTATCCTCCCTATTTAATACCCATCTTTAAAATTTCAATCTGTCTCTTTTTCCGCTCCAAAGCTCCGTAGATGTCATTAACGCTATCCGCCTTGTCATCTACTACACGAATTTCTCTCAGTGCCGCCTTTTCATCACGGGTGTTGATGGAAGTTGCATAGTATGCCGGAGTGACGTCCAGAATAGATACTTCATCCAGGCTGATGCCAGTCAGCTCACGGATGCGCCCGTTCTGGTCATCATCACGCCATGTTTCCCCGTTGGGGTTAATCCAGAAGCCAAAAGACCAGCCGGATAGGTTTCCTGCACGGCCTTCCCGCACAATGTCCAGATCATTGACAATCGCCCTTGCATGGAGACCAATATTATCCTCTTTCAGCTCCAGGGTGCCGTCATCCATACCGCCTATAGCTCTTTCATGATTGAAGTACAGCTTCACATGCGGGTTTGCGGCAATCGCTTTGGCAAAGGTGCCTGCTTTTACCACTTCCCGGAAGTTTTTGCCGTCATAATCATGCAGAGTTCTGGACATTCTTTCTACAGCGTTCACATACCCTTCGATAATTGCAGTGTTATCACTGCGAATTTCCACTTTCATCGTTACCACCTCCTTTCAAATTAGTGCTGTCTTTAGGAGGCGCGGCCGCATCGTTGATGTTGGCTTTCACGCCGGTGTTCGGAGTATAGATTTCGCCTGTCTGTGGCTTATAAAGCACTGCATCAAGGCCCAGCTTGATAAAGTCCATGCCAACAGGCAGCATGTTTTCACGTTTACGGATATCATCCACAGTGAGCCAGGAATTTTTAAGGCCGATTTCATAGCACTGATACCGTGTCATGGTGTCGGCTTCCGTAATTGCGCTGCTGTCCAGGGTGAAAAACAGCTTGTCTTTCTCCGATTCCAGAAGCATAAACTTGTTCAAGGCATTTTCGAGCGCCCTGGCAACCGGAAGAACTGCTGTCCGGATGGCCTGCAGATAGGTTTCAGATGATGGATTATCACTGAAAAGCCCTGTGGGAATACCGAAAATGGCATAAACAGAGTTATTATTGATGGTTTTGTTGTCCACCAGCTGGTTTTCTGTTGCTGTTGTGCCAATTTCCTGAAAATCAAGGCCATCATTCAGCACTACCACGCTGTTATCCCCGGAAAACAGTTTTGCCCACGCCAGACGGAGGGCTTTAAGAATATCTTTGTCCAAATGCCTGCTGGACTTTAAAAATCCTCTTTTAGCGCCTGATCCGATGGTGCTGTGCTCATATCTCAGTGCCTTGAACATGGTGGAGAAAAGTGCCTGGTTCTCTTTAAGGATGCCGTGGCCTTCCATTCCATCATCACTGTTCCTGAGAATGCGTAAAATCTGGTAATCATAATAGCGATGCCCGTTAATCCAGTAATTAACCGCCTTGAAAACAGGATCCGAATTGGTTACAGGGGAAACATTTTCATAGGCAACATAGTTAATAGACTGAACTTTATTACTCTTACAGTTCACGAAAGCATAACCGGCACCGTTTAACAGGTAATCTATTACCATTGCCCGCTTGAACTGCACTGCGTCCAAAGTATCACCGGTTTCTCGGTTCAGCAGCTGAGTGCGGTAGTCATCAATCTCTTCTTTCCCGCCGTCTTCCATCTTCCTATACAGCCTTACCGGCATTCCGGAAACGGCACCGGCAATAAACTGCAGGCAGGATGCCACAGCCGGAAGGGTTAAAGCTTCTTCCCTGGTGGCACGCATGTCGATGTCTGCCTGGATAAGGTCAGCCAATCCTGCAGGCGTCTCAGCCGGATTTTCAAGAGACCGCTTTTCTTCATCTTCTTTTTTAAATCCCAGAAAACTTAGTAAGCTCATTGTTTCACCTCCTTAAAATTGTGCGCCCCACGTCATTGGAGTATTGAGTTTAACATCCTGCTCCAATAGGTACATGGCATTGATGGTAGCCGCCACGATATCTATCTTTCCGTTAGACTTCTTCTTATTTACATATCGGTTCATGTTGGTGTCATAAACGCATTTGGCGTTTTCAAAGTTGATTTCAACCATCTTGTTCCCTGATTCATAATGAAATTTACCGTCTGCAATAAGCTCTGCCAGCCATTTAGTAGGGGAGTGGAGCACGCTGGAATGCTGTTTCACTTCCACAGTATCAATGCCGCCTTCTTCCCATTTCTGGGCTGAACTTAGACAGTTGTACCGGTCAAATCCCAGAGCCTTGACCTTGCAGCCATATCTTTCTTCTAGACTGAACACATAATCTTCAACCACTTTGTAATCAATGGTCCTATCGCCACATGGCACAACGTAACCATCTGCAATGTATTCGGCATAAGGTACCCTTTCTGCCCTGGTCTTTTCCTCAATCCTGTCCGCCGGAATGAAAACCATGGGGATGCAGTCAACCACATCGGCTTTGGCATCGTAGGAAATCACACTGACTGCCGTATTATCGTTTGTCATGGAAAGGTCAACGCCTACATAGACATCACGGCCATGCAGGTCGATGCCTTTAACCTTTCCGCGACGCAAATCCTCCAATGAAATGTAGGATTCTCCGTCATATGTGCCGGATGCCATAATGTTGCAGTGCTTCGTGAGGAAATTCGTCTTTGTGGCTTCAATGTTCAGCGCCCTGGCATGCTTTTTCTTCAAATCATCCCAAATTTCCTGAATCTCGATGCCTGCAGGATTTCCCTGGGCCATTGCCAATGGATTAGTAATCCATTCCTTGGCAATTTCCGGATCCGGTTCATACAGCAACGAAAAAATCGCCTGATCCTCCACCTGTCCGTCAAGGACACGCTTCGAATAAGCGACTTCTGATTCAAATGGGTTATTTACTTTGGGATATTTGGTAGAAATGATGCAGCCCAGCTTGTTTTTGATGTTCAGCTGTCCGGATGCCATGGCCTCAATTGCGCTGTTATTTGGAAGAGCGCCAACTTCATCGGCTAGGAAGACGTTCGGCAGACGGCCATCAAACCTGTTTGCGGCATAAGCCAGAGGCGTGTAGGTGGTCTGTGTCAGTGTGCACTTGATGCAGTCACGAAGCAGCTTGAACCGCTTCAATCCATGCATGTCATAGTAGACAAGAGGGGAAACCGACAGCGTATTCTGTATGGCTTCCTTGACCTCTTTTGACAGTGCCCGGTCCGGTGCCACACTGAAAAACTGTGAAAATGGAGGTTCCGTAAGAAAAAGGATGATGAAAATGGTCGCTACCGTGTAGGTCTTGAAATTTTTTCTGCAGATTTCAAGGACCGCACGTTCATAGCGCCGTTTTTCCGGATCAGAGCGATACACTTCAGCCAGAACGGCTACATAGAACAGCCATTGATAGCTGACCGTGCATTCATAGAGTGGTTTACCGAATTGCAGACCGCGCGGCATGATTAAGAGCTTCAGAAGCCCGTCAATCTGCCGGCATTTGTGCTCATTGATGCAGAAATCAGGATTTTCCCCGTCTGCAACCTGTAGAAAGTCACGGCATTGCTTGATGACGTAGGTGGGAGGCTTATATATATCCTTTATTTCCGGAATGATGGCCATGCTTGTGAAATCTCCGGAAACAATAGCTTTGGCATAGCGATAGGCAGGATGGTTCTTAATGTACTCACTGGGCATGCCACGTCAGCCCTTTAAGGCCTTCAGTAAAGGATCCTGCATGGCCTTGTTCTTAGGATCCTCTTCTTTTTTATTCCTGGCATCTTCCAGCATCTTACTTAATGCCTGTGCTGTCTTGTTTGCACTGTCGGTCACTCTGTTATAGGAATTGATACCGGGATGGGTGTAAATATTGGCCCGGCCTTTTACATATTCCTTTGTAACAAGGACGCCGTCCTTTTCCAGGCTCTTCTGCAGCTCTTCCGCAAGCGCAACCTGCGTTGTATATCTCCGGAAGGTTGTCATGAATAGGTAGTCATCAGTCATCCCATAGGCATCGGCCGTTTCAAGCATCTCTTTCGCCATTCTATTTAGTTTTGTCTGAGTGATTTTATAGTTTGGCATTATAAATCCTTCCAAAAAACGCTTGAGAAATCAAAGTTTGTGTAAATTGAGGTAGGGCAATGTGGTCTAGGACCATTGTCAACTCTCAAATTTCGGAAGCCGGGGGGACATTTTCGCCAGCTCGCGGAGCCGGTCGGCAGGAATGATGCCGTGTTCTGCTTCTTCATGATGTTTTGGACACAATGTAATTAAATTATTTGTATCAAGTCTCTGCTCAAAGTCTCTATCAAGTGATGTGATGTGATGAATCTGAAGCCCTGTATTGTTGATAACATGATCATCCTCAAAGCAGATGCGGCAAAGGTAGTGATCACGTTCAAGGACTTCAATCCTTTTCTTCTGCCATGCTGCTGAACTTCTGAATCTTTCGTTCTGTCCTCTTACTTTGCGATACCACTTGTGCTTCGGCTTCTTTGGGCAAACGTACCCAGCCGGGTGCATCCGTCCACAGTAGGGGCATGAAAAAAGCATGGGGGTTTTCACTTCCTATGGGGTAATAGAATGAATGGCAGGCGTTGCAGGTCTTGAGCCCACCTTTCCATTTGGAGACCGGTGTACTTCCCTCTGTACGAAACGCCCATGCAAAAAACACGTAACTTTCATTACGTGCTTTTTGCCATCCGTCAAGGTATCTCTGAGGTGTAAGAAAAAGAAAATTGTCCGAAAGCAACATGTCTAACCGTATCGCTAGTATTTCAAGGAGGCTTTGCATTAATAGCAAATTTATTGTATTTCCCTTTTCTTCACGATACCAGAATAGCATGTCAAGTAGTGTCTTTTGGTGTCATTTAGTGAACTCTTTTAAAAATTCCCGACAATTCTTTGATTCCCATATCATGGAGCTTGAAAATATACCGCCTGGTGTAATGCATCTGGCAGGAAACTGTTTTCCAGTTTTCGCCCATAATGTAATACCGATACAAGACCGCCTTTTGCGCGTCGTCATCAATACGGCCAATCATGCTTGCAGCTCTTTCCTTATTAGCAATATACGCATCCCATAATTGATTAACTTTATCTGCCTGCATGACGATCTTTTCAACGATCTCATCCAAAGAGGAAATATGATTTCCCTGCACCTTATCGCCAAAAGCAGGAGAGGATATATTAGATGCATGGGCCTGCAAATTTGTTAATTCCTGTTCATAAACAAGCAGCATATGGTTTTGCTTTCTGACTCTTAGAAGAAATTCTCTTACCGTCATCAAATACCAGCCCCCTGTTTCCGATGGACAATAAACTCAAAATACTTGTATGGATTGTTTCTGATACTCTTCGCGATCTCTTCTGCCTGCCTCATCTTAAGCGGAATCATGTAACCCTTATCATTGGGTGCATACTGAATCCTAAGCAAAACAGGCTCCTTTTCTCTTACGCATTCTTTATGCACGATCACCTCCCAGGCGTCAGGATATGTGGCATCGTTCCTTTCCCTTGCCGTTATCCTGATATAGATACCCGCCATGACATCCATCGTATAGACAGCCTTCTGTGCTGCCTTTCCAACCGCTATACCCACAATATACCTCCGTTCTCAAACCTTCATTTCAGATACCGTAATAACCATTTGCGGTGTTTCCGCATATGCCTTAATGCATTCACAAGAAATAACTTGTTTATCATCCGCGTAAGCAACGCCGTTTAATGCATCAAGACCAAGTTTTAAGATATTATCTGCATCCGGCTTCACCGTAAGTACCACATTCTTGCTTTTCTTCCGTTCAATCTCACGCCGGACCTGACGGCTGAGAAGAGCTCCTGTTACATCAGTCATTGTCTGTGCCTCCTATAACTGAATAACCTCTATATAAATTCCTTCATGTATCTCGTAGCTTTTCGAAATGTACTCGAGACAGATCTGAGAATCATCGTTCCAGAAATTGCATTTCGTCATGCAATCCACCAAGCCCTTTTCAAGGTTATCGAGATCTGGCTTTGTCGGCTTCGGTATTCCGGGCTGATGCTTTTCATCTGATTTGAAGCAAAACGCAATCTTCAGCCAGACGGGTCCGGGAAACGGCTTCTTTGGTGCTACCTTCGTAAGCCTAGATATATATTCCTGCTGGATCTTTATGAGCTCCGGAGGAGTATACAGGACCGGCTTCCCGTTTCTCACTGTCAGCTTCTTCGCCTGGAACGTCTTAGTCGGTATCCTCATAGGGATGAAAAACGAAATTTGTTTATTTGTGTCCATTAAATCACCTCATCTTCTGACTTACTCTTCCAGTAGGGGGAGAAAGGGGAATGTGTGTGGCGTAGCGTACTCGCCACACATTCCCCCCTTTCCCTACACCGTCCTTTCTGGGACAGACACACTGTATATATAAACTGTGAGTCTGATTATTAGAAGAATATTAAAACCTATTTCCTGTACATTTTCCCTTCCCCCATATGGAAATCATCACTGGCCTGAACATATCTTCTTACTGTCTTTTCCGACACACCGAAGTACTCTGCTACGGATTTCAGTTCCACCGGCTTGCCTCCGTCGGACAGCGTGTCGAACGCGTCGTTCAGTTCGGAAACCCGCTTTCCCTTTTCCGTTTTCTTTGCATCATTGACCGCCTTCCGTCCCCTTGCCTGAATATCAATCAGGCTGCCCTCTTCGGCTGCCATTTTCAGAAGCCCCGTATCGTCCACCTTATGGACAGGGTAACGAAACCACAGATTTATCGGCGGGAATGACGGGAATTCACGGAGTGTGCCGGTGATCCGGAACGCCGGGGCCGGGACTGTACCCGACGCCCGGTCTGCTTCCTCGTCGAAGGCGGAACGCTCTGATTCCACCGCCAGCGGAATCATGTCCAGGATGGCGTCCGGGTCGCGGGCGAACACACCGGAACCGGAGGACCGGTCAATGGACCTTTTCAGCCCCTGCCCTCCCTTTGAATGGTGATGACAATAGATCACGGAGCTTTTTAATTCTTTCGCGATTTTGTCAAATTGGTTGCAAAAGTGTGCCATCTGGTCTGCGCTGTTTTCATCCCCGGTAATGACCTTGTAAATGGGGTCGATAATGACAGCGGTATAATGCTTCTTCGCCGCTCTCCGGATCAGCTTGGGAGCGAGCTGGTCCATGGGGATGGCTTCCCCTCGCAGGTTCCAGATGTCGATATTTTCCAGATGGTCGGGACTGATGCCCAGCGCCTCGTACACATCGCGGAAGCGATGGAAGCAGCTCGCCCGGTCCAGTTCGAGATTGCAGTAGAGTACACTCCCCTGCATACACTGGAACGTGTCCAGCCATTTCTTGCCCTCTGCGATAGCAATGCACATCTCAATCAGCGCGAACGACTTGCCCGACTTTGACGGCCCGGCAAGGAGCATCTTGTGCCCCTTGCGGAGAACGCCCTTTATGAGTTCATCTGCCAGCGGCGGCAGGTTATCCCAGATTCCGGATAACGGTTCCGGATCGGGAAGGTTGTCGTCCAGTCCGGCGATCCATTCCGCCCATTCTTCGTAGGACGGCTTCCCGATGTTCGTGGCAATGAGGAATTGTTTCCGGTCTTTTCGCCACACTCCGGGTAGCCTGGACAGCCGGGAAGGGTTCCGGTCGGCATCATCTACTTTTAGACCGTTCTTCTTGCATACCTGATAAAGATTCTGTACACGTTTCTTGTATTCGTCCATGGATTCCGCATTGATATGGACGATGGCATGGACAGACTTTCCACCGGAATACACCAAAGCAGCCACCGGAAGCTCCAGTTCCCGGATCAGTGCTTCCTGCATCCCCGGCTCCATGCTGTCTGATTCCACAAGCGCAAACCGGAAATCTGTCACATTTGCGTTCTTCACGCCCTGCCCGTCAAACGGATTGAACCGTATCCATGCTCCAGCCTGCGGGTTGTAGTCCCCCATGGCGAAGGAAATGGCGTCAGAAATCGTGATTTCCTTTTGCTGAGCCTTGAGCCGGTACTTCTTGAGCCGGTCGATGTAGTACCCCGCCGTATTCCGGAAATCTCCTACATCCGGAACGAACCGCCCCGGATCATCCTGCTTCTCGAATGACCGCATACTGACAGCGATGATGTCATCCCGGCGGAATACCGCCGTCATGTAATTGAGCATGTCGGCGATGGGGTCCCAGCGGTCCGGTTCCCGGATCTCTTTCGCCGCTTCCATGTAGTGCTTGTCCACGATGGGCGCGGCGTCGGTGATGGCACTGTCCCAGTCGAGCGCCTTATTTTCCTGCGTCCGTTGGGGCAGCCATCCCCTTTCCTTGGCCATCTGGGTAATGGTCGCCCCCGTGACAGGGGTTGTGCTGCCGTTGAATCCTGCCCATTTCTGGGCGCATTCTCCGTCTTTGAAACGCGCCGCGTCGTAAGCGGACCATGCTTCCCAGACATCCATCGGATAGCCTTCATGCTTCAATGCCATGCCCACATTGAGCCATTCATCATAGGTGCATGACGCCGGATCGATTTTTGCCAGAAGCGGCCGGAGGTCGAAGTTTTCGTTCATCAGTCATCACCGCCCGAAAAGAGGTCCGGATCCGGATCATATGTCGCCGGGTTTACTCCCTGCGGGATATGCCATTTGTTATTGGCGATGCGGCCGATCATGCTGTTCGCCTGGCCGAATGTCCACACCCCTACGTGACGGAAGTCCCGGCCTTCGAGGAAACGGATTTGCTTCGGGGTGGACAGTCCGGCCTTCTGCCGGGACACCAGCTTGTCCAGGATCAGACTTGCCTTCCCGGCGTTGCCTACTTCATCGGAATAGATTCCGAATTTTTCCAGCCGGTCCAGCTGCTTCTCCGTCGCCGGAGCCATTTCCCACCCGAATGTGGGCACGTAGTTCGACAGGTCCTCCGACTGAATGCTCAGCTCGAATTGAATCGGATCTACGAGCTTTCGCTTCCTTGCCCGCATGGCCTTGAGCTGTTCGGCAAGGGCTTCCTCCCGCTGGATGACGATTTCTTCCGAGGCCCGTTCTTCCGCTTCCTCAAGGTCCTCTGCTTCTCCGGACTCTTCGAGGTCCTTCGTCACCCGGTCCGCCACATCTTTTGACTTGCAGATCAGAGACGCAGGGCGGCACAGGTCGTGTCGGGCTGTCTGCCAGAGGAAGTCAAGGATAAGCAGGTCCTTCTTCCCCGGCGACAGCCGCGTCCCCCTGCCGATGCACTGGCAGTACAGGGCTCGGATCTTCGTCGGCCGAAGCATAATGACGCAGTCCACTGATGGACAGTCCCAGCCTTCGGTCAGCAGCATCGCATTGCAGATTATGTTATACTTCCCGTCGGCAAAGTCCCGGAGGACCTCTTCCCGGTCCCGGCTCTGTCCGTTGACCTCTGCCGCACGGAAGCCCGCCTTGTTCAGGATGGCCTTAAACTTCCGGGCAGTGGCTACGAGGGGGAGGAAAACTACCGTTTTCCGGTCGGCGCAGTATTTCTTCATTTCCTCCGCAATCTGCTCGAGATACGGGTCCAGCGCCGTGCCCAGTCCTCCTGCCGAATAGTCCCCTGCTGACATCTTCACGCCGGTCAGGTCCAGCTGCAGGGGGATGGTCTGCGCTTTGATCTTGCATAGGTACCTATCCCGGACCGCCTGCGGAAGCGTGTATTCATAGGCAAGACTATCGAAGTACTCGCCCAGGCATTGCAGATTGTTCCGCTCCGGCGTGGCAGTCACCCCCAGCACATTGGCTTCCGGAAAATGCTGCAGCACGTGCTGGTAACTGTCAGACAGGCAGTGGTGGGCTTCGTCGATGATGATGGTACCGAAGGCATCCGCCGGAAACTGATTCAGCCGCTTGTCCCGCATCATCGTCTGCACTGAGCCGACCGTTACCCGGTACCAGCTTCCGATACTCGTTTCTCCTGCTTTCTCTTTGGCACACGCCAAGCCCGTTGCAATCTTGATCTTGTCCTCCGCCTGCTGCAGCAGCTCGTCTCTGTGTGCAAGAATCAGCACCTTCCTTCCACAGCGGACTTCACTCCGGGCGACATTTGCGAAGACGATTGTCTTCCCCGTGCCCGTAGGCAAGACGAGAAGGGTTTTGCGCTTACCCTTCTTCCACTCTTGCTTGACCGCTGCGACCGCTTCCCTCTGATACGGTCTTAATTCCATGTTCAGAAGGTCCCAGCTTTATATCCTGCGGAGGACTTCTGCTCATGGCTTTCCGGTGCCAGCCATTTCTTGATTTCGTTGTACTTGTTGTCTTTATACTCGCGGTTGTCCAGCTCGCACATGCCGGTGGCACCTACGACCTTCGTCCAGTCCATTCTGCCGGTGCCGCCTTTTTCAAGGATGCCGATGGAAACGAAAAACTGCGCCAGCTTCCACTTCTGCCTTTCAGTCAGAAAGAAGTTTACGACGGCGGAACCTTCACCCTGCTCCCCGCCGTCGATAGCAACTGTAACCACCGCCTGCGGGCATGGCGGCATCTTTTCGGACCCGTGGTACTGACGGCGCTCGAAGTTCGTTACTTTGAAGGGGTACGTCCCCGGCTGGAGGAGAACATATTCCTTCCTGCTGTCTGTGACGACTTCGTCCCAGTCGATGACCCTGTCGCTGGTATCTGCGTGTGCTGTTCCGAATTTATTGAATGTGCTTTCCATTGTGTTTATCTCCTTTATGAATGATTAAAACGGGATGTGTTCATCCTCAATAAACTTGACAATCTGGTCCCATGCGCCGATCAGTACGCCTTCGATGAAATCATCAGGGTACTCATCGATGGGCATATCTTTCGGGAAGTACCCCTTCTTTGCGATGGATTCCGTGACTGTTCGCTCCGGCATTTCAGCCTGCGCCATCAATGCCCGAACTTTTTCGAGAAGGGCTTCATGCTTGGTCTGAGGAGCCGGCTTTTTGGGTTCCAGTGCAACCGGGGTTACGGGCTTAGGCGATTCAGGCTCCTGTTTTGCGGCCGGTGCCGGTTCCGGTTCCGGTTCCGGTACAGGCTCCGGAGCGGCTCCGTTCGGGATGCACTTTGCAATCTGCGCATACTCAAATGGCAGCTTATCAGGAAGCTCGAACCGGTTCTTCGCATCCGCGAAGGTGGTATGGGAAGTCCACATCATCCTCCGGCCGCCCATGGCTTTCTTCTTCTTTGACTTGTCATCCTCGACGAGCATCGTCTCGTAGTTCGCGAAGAACAGCATATCCGCCCATTCCTTAACCAACGGCGCGACCTTGTTCGTGGTCTTTGTTGAAAGCTTCAGCTCCCAATGGTCATACTGTCCCATTTCCTCCGGTAAGGTGATGGTTTTCAGGATGGCATGGGCGAGGATCACCACATTGACACCCTGCGTTACGCAGGTTTCCAGCGACAGCAGGAACCGGGCGAATTCTTCCACAAGGTATGCGTAGCCGGAGCCGTAGCTGAAATCTTCTATCCCCTTTTTTTCGTGTTTCCCGCACAGGTACCCAATGCAAAGCCTTTCGGCTGCATCTGCCGTATCAATGACCAGCGTTCGGCAGGTTCCCGGGTTCTTCCAGACTTCCTCAATACTCTGCATGAGCTGCGGCCATGACTGAATATCTGTCACTCTTTTGACATCCAGCCTTGAAGTACCGCCGTCCAGGTCAAAGAACAGCGGGTCCGGAAACTGGCTCGCAAATGTACTTTTGCCGATACCTTCCACCCCATAGACACAGCACTTTACAGGGCGGGCAATAATTCCGCTCGTTACGTTCAACATTTAAAACACCCCTTTCACAAACTTCGGAGCCTTCTGACGGATTTCTTCCGCCGGAGCTTCCGGATCATCAGACTTAACCATTCCGTCCTCGATGATGACGGAACACTCGTCACCCGTGGACACTCTCGTAGCGATGACCTGTAAGCCTTCCTGCTGGAGCCATGCCCCGAATTTCCGCAGTGTATCCACGTCCATCTGTTCGAGCTTATCCATCAACACGAATCCGCATTCCGGATTCAGTTTCCGAATGATTGCCACTGCTACCTTCAACTGTTCCGCTCCTGACATCCCGTCCCATGGCTGCCCTTTGTAGATGAGCTTCCCGTCTTTCACTGACAGCCCCGGAAGAGGAAGGTCCGCCGCATCCAGCAGTGCATCCCGCTGCTCCCGAATATCCTTAATCTTGTCGGACAAGTCGTCATATTCCTGGACAAGATTGTCCGCTTCGATTTCCGTGGCTTCCTTTGCGGCATTGCTCCGGATCTTCGTGTTCAGCTCGTCAATCTTCCGCAGGTTCTCTTCCAGTTCCGCCGTGGATTCGTCCTGCAAGTCCTCCGCGCTCTTCTCCGCCGTTTCGGCATCCGCCTGTGCCCGCTCCAGATTCTCCCTGGCAATTTTCAACCGGCGTTCCAGCGCGATGACCTCATTCTCCGCCATGTTCGCCGCTTCCCGCAGCCGTTTTGCGTCATGCCGTTTTTCGGCGTTCATCCCGTTCCGGGCAAGGATTTCCTGCTGCTGTCTGACCAGTTTCGCCGCACTGATGGGCTCCTTCTGTACATCCGGATAGAACGGCATTTCTTCCGCAGCCTTTTTCTTCCGGTCAGCAATGCGGCCGATTTCCGTCCGCTGGCTGTAAAGCTGTGCCTCCTGCCGGTCAAATGCCTGAAGCCGGTCCCCTACGCCGATGATCCGGAGCAGGGTGTCGGCCTTTTCTTTTTCGGAAGCGTGCATGAACGATGGCAGGTCCAGAGCCAGCGTGGAGATGAATTCATTTAGCAGACGCTGGCCGGGTTTCTTCCCGGTCGAATCAATGACTTTCAGACTGCTGTTCTGTCCGCGCCGTTCTACTACGATACCGTTGGACAGCTCTACGTGCAGATTCGGCGGGGTTAAAGCTCCGTCCCGTGCCGGATTCCCCGGACGGAATTTCTCGCCGCCCAGGGCCCATGCAATAGCATCCAGCACGGAGGTCTTGCCTTGTCCGTTCTTCCCGCCGATGACCGTAAGCCCCGAAGCACTCGGTTCCAGCTTTACCGCCTTGATTCTTTTCAGGTTCTCTACCTGCAGTTCGTTGATTGTAATCATTTCAGTTTTCAAGCTCCTTCCCATTCAGCCAGTCAATGGCGTCCTTCTTAGATACGAAATATCCTACCCAGCAATCGCCGGTACTGTTATCTACAGCCACCCAGCAATCGCCGGTACTGTTATCTACAGCCACCCAGGCATCCTTATCCCGGCAGATGACTCTGGTTCTTTTTGCTTTTTTCCTATCTTCTGCCCAAATATCGATGAAGTCGATCACTTCTTCAGGTGTCCACTCTTCTATTTCTTGGGTTTCAAGACCCTGGTGGTCTGGCTCTTCAGAGTACAGATTGTGCATTACATTTACCTCCTGTGATACAATAGAGGCGGAAGGTTGCTCTTTCCGCCCTGGGCTTTGACGTCTTGACTACGTCAGAGCCCTTTTCTCTTTGTCTCCATAATTGGGCAGTGCTTTGGCCCATCCCTAAGAAGGATTCCTGCCTCTACACGAAGCCTTTTCGGATTTACATCCATTTCACAGAATTTCTGAAACTGGCACAGGTCGCAGTTGGTTGATACTTTCATCTTCTTCGCCTCCCTTCATAATCCTTTCCGACCCTGCTCTTCATGAACGCTTCTGCTTCATCCAGGGTCTTGAACATGGTTCTTTCGCTTTCTTTTTGCCAGTTGGGCTCACCAGCATGCTTGCCTCGGGAATAGAATGGAACAAAACTTACTGCATACTGCAGTGCTTCGAATAAGTCCCAGAGCTTCGGCTCTATCGTCCCATCCTTCTTCTTTTTAACAGTCCAGTCGGGAATCGGAAAATTCAGAAGACATGCAAGTCCTCCCTTCATGGGCTCTTTCTTAACCCCGTGTGCTTCGAAAAATTTTTCAGTCATTATTAAGTCTCCCTTGTTGTGGTAAAATAGAGGCGGAATTTATTGGGAAATATAGTTCCGCCGGCCTGCCGTTGGTTGCCTCCAACAGCAGGATTTTTTATTTGTCCACGCGAATGAACAGCGCAGCATCCATCTCGTCTTTCGTTGCGTCATGTTCCCAAAGATAGGCTTTCGCTTGTTTCATCGTATCGAACTGTATAGGCTCTCCATCTTCGCCTAAAAGATATTCCAAGCCATTTAGTGTGCACTCCCCTCTAAAGCTGGCGATGATAATCATCATTTCACCTCCTTCACATGAATCACAATCAGCTGGCCGGGCTGAAGGTTCGCGGGATCCTTGATGTGGTTTTCCTGCATGGTCTGATACACCAGCTCTTCCATGCAGTCCTCGTCACTAGCTACTTTGGCGCAGAGGCTCCAAATGGTATCTCCCCTGTCTGCTTCAACGTGGTATTCGATGAGCTCCGCCGGCGGCTCATAAGCATAAGTCCCGGCCGCAATGGCAACAGGAATGGCAATGACTGCAAGAATCTTTTTCCATTTCATACGCATCTTATTTCACCTGTCCTTTCATCAGATTTCCTCTATCCCTTGCTATAATGTCTTTAGGGAGGAGGTGATATTATGAAACGTAACCTTGATTTGATTAGAAATATGCTTTTACTTATTGAGGCAAACGATAAACCTTCCGGCATGGATAGCAGCGCCTTTACCAGCTTGAATCCGGACAGTGACATCATCGACTATCATTTATACCTTTTGGCGGATTCCGGTTATATTGATTACTCGGAGGTCAATACAATCGGACATTTTTATCCGCAAATTATAGTGAATTGGATGACCAATGCTGGATGTGATTATCTGGATGCTGTCCGGTCTGCCTCTATTTGGGAAACTACGAAGGATAAACTGTCAGCAGTTGGCGGTCAGGCTTCGTTGGATATCGTTAAGGCTGTTGCTGAACATCTTGCATTGTCTGTTCTTGGAATTTAGCCTCTTCAATAATCAGCCGGTCCAATTTCTCAGAAATCTTCTGATACTTTTCTTGGAGGTCTCCTTCGGCTGTTCTGGCCGTGTCTGTGAGTTCTTTCGAAATCTGCAGAAGCATTTTTACTCTTCCCTGGCTGACTTTCCTTCTTAACAGAGCCCTTGTATTGGGCTCTGTTTTTACTTCATTTGTTTTCATGATTTCGCATTTCCTTTCAGAAATTCGTTAATGAGTTCCAGCGCACTATCATAAGCAATGACTTCGCCGTAGGACTGGCTCAGCCAGATGATGGATTTGGAAGTATCACCGGAATCGGCAAGTTCCTTCTGGCGGCGCCGTTCCAATTCATGTTGAATGCTCTGCAGCTGCCAAAGTTCTTCTCTTGTCATCCTGCTCACTCCTTTGCTCTTTCAACCATTCCTGGTATTCAGCCTCATGCTCATTGACGTATCTTGCGATGTAATCAAGCAGGCTATCCATAGAAATCACCTCTTACGCGTTTACTAATTTGTTTCCAGTCTGCAATAAACGAATAAACTCGTTTTTGTGACCAAAAAAAATATTGTCAGGAGAAATTCTGTAGACACGCGGGATGGCCTGGATGAAACTGTACGGCGCATTTGTGCTATCTTCTTCCAGCTTTGCAAGTGTCTGGTAATGCATTCCGAACCGATCCGCGGCCTCTTTCTGGGTGTATCCAATGTTAATCCTTGCCGCCTCAAGTGTAAGTTTAATCATTTTTATCACCTCCATTCATTGGCTATATGATAAACGAATAAACTCGTTTTGTCAATCTATAAAAACGAATTTTAGCGTTTTGGGATAGTTCTGTTCCTTGTTTTTAACGATTATATTCGTTATAATGTAGCTGAAGACAGACGGAAAGGAGAAGTATCATGCCAAGGAATAAACTTTCTAAATTCGATAAATCTTTGCGTGAGCAGATTTCTAATAACCTGAAAAAACTATGTGCCAATATGACACAATATCAGTTATCTGAAATGACGGGAATTCCGGTTTCAACAATATCCGGATATTTCTCAATGCGCTCAACGCCTAATGCCGGCAATGTGCAGAAAATAGCAGATGCATTGCATGTCAAGAAATCAGACATTGATCCACGTTTTTCACCGGATTTCCTGAATAGCAACAAAGAACCGGAGCTTACAGATAAGGATGAACGTGAGATTGAATCCGATCTGGAAGATATGATGAATTCCGTTTCCTCTGCTGCCTATGAAGATGGCTCCGACATTGAAGACATTGAAGCATTCACTGCCACCATTAAGGCCGCAATGATCCAGGCTAAAAAGATTGCAAAGAAGAAATATACGCCTAAAAAGTACCGGAAGGATTGAATAGTATGGAAATACAGCGGAAGGTTCGCCAGCTGATCCACCGATATAAAACTGATGATCCGTTTGCACTGGCGGAGGCTAGAAACATCCATATCATATATGGAGATTTAGGCGGAAAACTAGGGAACTACTTAAAATACAAAAGGTCAAAATTTATTATTATTGATGACAAGCGCACGCCTTCTGACTTACTGAACTTCGTCTGTGCACATGAATTAGGGCATGCGCTTTGCACTCCGGATGATAATACGCAATGGCTGAAAACATACACAATGAGCATTAACGCCAGCAGGGTAGAGCATGTGGCCAATCAATTTGCTGTGGAATTGCTTCTGAATGATGAATACCTTGCAGATCATGGAGACTGCTCTCTATATGATTTGGCAAGATGCCGTGGAGTTCCAAAGCAGTTTATCCAGCTGAAGAAAGGGGATTAAGGTGGAATTATGGGTGGTCTGATTTTAATCGTCATAATCTTTGCGGTATGGTATTACAGGCATAATAAAAAGAAAAAGCAGGAAGCTGAGCTGGAAGCAGAAGCTCCATTCTATTCAGAATTTTTGGATGCTTACAGGCTTCCTGAATCCCACGGATTTGCCAGGATGCATTTACCGGTAACCAATCAATACCGTGTACCCATTGACAGCTTCGTGGCGTTCGATGTGGAAACGGCCAATGCCCAACCTTATTCAATCTGTAGCATTTCAGCCGTTAAAGTTGACCATGGCCAGATTACGGACAGTATCACTTCTTTGATTAAGCCGCCGGAAACTAAATTCACAAACACACGGATCAATGGAATCACATGGGATATGGTCCGCACAGCTCCCACGTTTAAAGAATATTATGAATCCACTTTCCATGACTTCATCAAAGGATATGTTCTGGTAGCGCATAATGCTCAGTTTGATATGGGCTGCCTGCTGCACGCCGCATTGGTAGAAGGTATTTCACTGGACCGCCCTCTGCTTTTTGCTGATTCTCTGCAAAGCGCCAGATTTACTTACAGGGATCTGCCTAACCATAAGCTGAATACAATCTGTGACTATTTGAATATTGAACTGGACCATCATGATTCCTTGTCAGATGCTAAAGCCTGTGCTCAGATCATGCTGTACACCATGAAAGAATTAACCGCTCCTACCGTTAAATCCTTGTATAAACCATCTCAAGATATGTTTGTAAAAACAGTCATTTATGAAGCAAAGACGTATGTTGGCGGCATTTCCTATGAATCCTTATACAAGGAAAAGCCGGATGGCTACACAAGGGAAGATTTCATCAGGGATTTTGTGGATCCGGGAAATTATGCCCACCTTGTTGACGTTTCCAATGAAACTGAGCTGAAAAAACTGCATAAACCGGAATTGCAGAAAATCCTTGCTGATGCCGGTCTACCCACTAAAGGATTGAAGAAGGATCTGATTGCCACCATCATAGAAAAGGGAATTGCGCCAGCACTTCCTGAAAACTATATCCATGTGTATAAAGTCAGAGATCAGGAAGAATAACACCTTTCTACCTGCTTGAAACTACTTGAAACGATTCCCTACGATTTTCAAACGTCGGAAAAATGGTAAAAGTTCCGTGTTTATCGGATAAAAAGCGGATTTCATTTTTCATCTGCTTGAAATCGTTCGAATATGCTTGAAACAATAAAAAGCCCCATCCATATTGGCGTATGGATGAGGCTAGTGGTCACGAAGCTTTGCAGAGCTTGTGGCCGGTTGTAATCTATTACCCTGTGAGGCTGATTACTATTCTATTATACCAAATCAGCCTCCATTTTACCCAGTTAGGAGGCTTTTCTTATGCCTAAAAAAGAAACCACAGCACCAGTCAAGGCCGTTTTATATGCCCGCTATTCTTCGGATCGTCAGCGTGAGGAATCGATTGAAGGCCAGATTCGTGTCTGTGAAGACTATGCCCGCCGGAATAATATGGTCATCGTTCACACATATGCAGACCGCGCAATGACCGGAAGGTCAGACCAGCGCCCGGAGTTCCAGATGATGATTCAGGCAGCCGCCACGCAAGCTTTTGACGTTGTCCTGGTATACAAGCTGAACCGCTTTGCCAGGAATAGATACGATTCGGCCAAATACAAGCATAAATTGAAAAAATATGGTGTGCATGTTGTCAGTGCCATGGAAAATATTGCTGACGATCCATCCGGCATTCTGCTTGAATCTGTCATAGAAGGAATGGCTGAATACTACAGCGCCGAGCTGGCCGAAAATGTAATGAGAGGGATGACGGAAAATGCTCTGGAA